GTAAATCTTGAGTATTAGATGATAGTACAAATTCATTCATGTAAGGGTCAAAAGCACCTAGTTTTTGAGTTGAAAAAGATTCATTAAACATATCTCTAAACCAAGTTCTCATTCCGCTCTCAGATATAATCCTTAATTGGTCACTATTGTATGAATCTCCTTTTATTTGAATTACAGCGCCACGTTTAGCATCTGTAAAATATCTGTCATATCCCCACTGAACATAACTCTCAGGATTAAAACTAATTCCATATTTTTCGCTACGTGCTATTTGAGTTCCTAATACCTCAGGAACAGAAGTAACAACTCCACCACCCGAAGAATCAGAAAGTAAATTTTTACCCGCAAGTACATAAGATATTTTATCTTCTTGTAAAACAAGAACGTCAGTTTGCCTTCCATCTAATATAAAAATATCTCCAAATGATGCTTCACAATTTTTATAATTTGATAATCCTGCATTAAATTGGTTTAATCTATTTACATTTGATTGAGCATTATAAACCCCACTATAGGTAATATCAGCAAAGTTATCTGATTTTTTATATTCCTGTACAGAAACTCCCGTTACTCTTTCTCCAAGACTAAAGCTGTTACCTATCAATGAATCCCTTACCTTATAACTTTCAGCTCCATTTCCAAAAGCAAAGCAGTTAAAAAATTTAGTGTCTATAATTGCAGGCAACGTAGATGATTGGTTTTGAACATTACCTCCATGATTCCCATTTTCATCAATAGGAAATGATAAATTATTCTCATACCATACATCAGGAAGCGCTTCTGAAGGTTCTGTTTCAAATATAATTGTGCTTTCTACTCTAAAAACTTGAATATCTGTACTTACGCAGTATTTTCTTGAATTAGGATAGCCAATGCCTGTACAGCTTTTCCCTGTTCCAAATTGAAGAAAAAGTTGATTTGTTGATGGATTTCTATAAAATTGAACGTAATTTATATTAAAATCATAAGTATTTAAAATCGCATTAGGCTCTAAAAATTCTATCTCTGTATCTCCATCTTTTGAAGTTCCTGTGTTTAAAGTAACCGAAATATTATCTCCTCTAAACCAATCTTCCATATTGTCATAATCGGTAGATGCTACGTAATTTTTCTCTAATAAATAACCTCTTGCTTCGCAAGCACCTCCAACTCCTGCTCTATTCCAATCAACATATAATCTGATTCTACTACCTGCAGGAACTGTGTAATCTAAATACATACCCGGATTATCAGGGTCTTCTAAATTCATAGGATAAGATAATTTTGCATAATTACCTCCTCTTGGAGCACAAGCAATCAATTCTCCGGGAGCCACAACAGCATTCGGAGTTACTACAGCACTAAAAGTACTTAGATTAATTTTCATATAAACTCCTGCAGGAATAACAACATCCTCAACAGGTGTAATGAATCCTGATTCTTTTGCTGCTTTTTCAAGTACTGTTGCGTATGCGCAATTTTGTCTTGGGCCATTAGTATCTGACTTAACTATATACCTATCTCCAACTTCTACTTTTTTCTGATTTTCTCCTTCAATATAAAACCATACTTCATTAGTATCAGGGTCTGTAAAAAATAAATTACAATAAATTGTTTCATATCTTTCTTGGTCAGGTTTAATTACAAATTTATATCTTTTAGCAAAAGCAGGTGCAATTTGCGTGATTGGTATTGTAACTTGAATAGAGTTTTTATTTGCTGAATATCCGCAAGGAACGTGCTCAGTATTATTTGGACTAACCAATCCTGTAGTGGCCCTATTAAATTCATCCATATAAACAATTGCAACTTCATAGCCTCTATTACTATGTAGACTTTGAGGATTTGCTATTTCTTGAAATATAGCGTCAGCATAAACTACTGAATAGTATTCATATACACTAAATGTAATTGAAGCAGGGTCATCAACATAAACCATAGAAGGAAACTGTAGGCCAATTTCACTACTTGCAGGAGTTGTTATTATTGCTATTGGTTGATTCAAAGCACTTATTCCACTTGCATACTTTTCAAGAGCGTCTAAATTTTGAGGAAGAACACAATTAAATTGGTCTGTAAGAGAAGTTCCATCACAAGAAGTTTCATCTCCCGGTACTGCTGAATAAACAGGCTTTATATTTGACGCTGTTCCAATTGCTAACTGAAATTCATCACTTGTTGCTAATTCATAAACAGAAGCATACGAGTTAGTTAATAAGAAAGAAAATGAAAATCCTATATTGTCAGTTGTTTCAGTTGGAAATGGAGTGTCTCCTGAAAATTGAATATGAGCAATTGAAAATTGTATAATTACTGCAGCACCTTCAACTAAGCTTTTACCTGCTAAATCAATATATAAAACAGCGTCTGAAACACTTAATGGACCATCTAAACTATAGTTACCCGATAGGGTATTGTCAGGAATATTAGAAGAGCCTATTAATTCAGTTATTAATGATGTTGTATACTCAAATTTAGTAGGACTTCCGTTTTTATCAATTAAATCCCATCCTTCAATATAATTTCCATACATTAATCTATTTCCCATTATTGTTTGGGATTTGGCTAATAATGGTACATTATCATATAGTCTTAACAGCTCTGCCTCTGAAAGAATAGTGAATATTTTACTATTTGTAAACTTGTATGTGTATAAAGTATTATTAGCAAGACCTAGGTCTTCTTTGTCAAGAGTCTCAATAACTTTTATTATATTATTATCTGCTTGTTTAAATAATAAATCAATACCAAGCACAAGAGGTCCTCCTGAGTTATATTCTACAATTGCAGAATTACAAAGATTTGTCATACCTTCATTTAGCATGCTACTTATACTAAAAGAAAATGCATTAGGCACAAATGATACTTGAGACCACTGAGATGTAGCGCTGTATTCTCCATCAATGTATCTATATCTATATGCGAAAGATATAAATCTAGTATCCATATAATTCTCTTGACCACTTGTAACTATTGGAGTTACAGTAGGAGATTCTATTGGTGGTTTTTTTACAACTAATATTTGTTCTGCTGTAATTTGGTCTATGTTTCCTATTGGATTTGCATAATTACGAAGAGTATTCATAAACCTAGGAGGATTATAATCTTCAGTAAAAAACAACAAAGGACCAAGTATATTTATACCTGTTATTAAAAATGACGGATTAAAATTTAAAGTTGTATTTACTCCACTACCATCGTCTATACTAACAATATGATATGTAAGTATATTTGAAAATACATTGTAAGAAAGAATTAAATCAAGCTTTCCTGTTGCGCCTATTGAAAATGAAGGGTCGTGCACAAACCAATATAATAAGTCATTTGCACTATCTTCAATTGAGCCAATACATCTTGCATTAACACTCAATGAAGTTCCATCAATATAGCTCAAAGAAGTTAATGGTAGATTACCTTTAGAGTTTTCTATTACCCCAACTTCTGACATTTCAGTAGAACCCATTCTAATATTCATAGCATCAGAATACTCGCCATTAGGTAAGATACGTTGGTCCACCATCTTGTTCATTCTTCCTGCTGTAAAATTCCTTGCTGTCCTTGCCATATTATTTTATTATCTTGTCCATTCCTCTTAAGTTCATCAATAGTCTTCCGGGATGAATATTGCTTATTCTAATTTTAGCATTTGCTAATAATGCTCTCCTGTCTTTTCTTGAGCGTTGAATTACATATTCTTGAACTCCAAATTTAGAATTTAAAATTTCATATTTGATTGCGGCATATATGTATTGTTCAAATAACTTATTTACAGTTATTAAAGAATTATCTCCTCCTTCCATTCCGTCAGATATATATTCAAGAATACATAATTCTCCCGACATACCTGAATCAAAATTTATAACCCCTGCTTTTTTGTCAATATTAAAAGTAGGATTAGAATTTGCAGTCTCTGTGTTTAACCCAAAAGCAGTTCCAACTCCATAGTCAAAATACCACATCCCATCGTAATTCCAACCGTATTGATTATTGAATTGATGGCCTTGATTCAAATAAATACTTTTTTTTGTCTTTTTTATTCTATCAAAATCAATATCAGAATACTGAGGTTGTAATATAGTTCCATTTTGGTCGAATAATATATTCCCTTTATTATCCTGTAGATATGCTTTTGATGAAAGAGTTTGAATGTTTTCCGTCAACGGTCTCAACAGTCCATCTTTGTACATTGATATTCTTACCCAATTTACGTAGTCGTATGGCAACACAAATCTTAAAGAGTCTACAACACTTAGCTCTAATACTTTTATCTCTTTAAAAGCATCATAATTAAGCTCCTGTATAGCACGTTTTGCATGGAACAATACTTTATATCGTTCTTCGTTATTTACTAAAGAGTGGTTCCCTGAATACATTAATAGAAAATTATTAACAATATCTGTTAAACTAACATATTGGTAAGAGCCCCAATTTGCATCTTGAGGATTATTACCATTATTGTCGTAATATTCATATTGAGATAAATATGCCATTTTTTTTTATTTTTATTGTTGAACACTAAATGTTGGCTGCTCATGTGCTTGTTGAGCCATTCCAAATTGAGTAACTTCTGTTTCACGAATTGACATACCACAATACTCAAGTATCTTTGTTACTAACTTATATTCATCTTCTGTAGGTAATTCAAAATCTTGATAATCAGATTGTGATTGGTCAAATGCAGGAGACCCATCTATTAAGGTTACATAAGTCCATTTAGGAACTTTCGGAAATCTAAAATAGTTAGCTTGAACTTGTCCTTTTTTATTTATTGTTTTAGGATAAATTTCAATTTTATTTCCCTGATAAACATAAGAAGGAAAAGTTGTAGAAGGTGCCGTAAGAGTAGATGTATTTAACATCGTTATCTTTCCCGCACTTACTTTATCAGCTTCTGTAACTACTTTTTTTGAAAATATTCCATAACTATCTCCAATAGAAGTAAAAATATTTGAAGTTAATGTGATTGTAGTTGCTGAAACGACAACATTTACAGAACTAACAGCTCCTGTTGTTATGTTTACCACTATGTCATCATCATTAATACCTAAAGAAGTAAATGACGCAGTGCTATCTACTAATGAATTTAATAGTACTGATGTATCTGTTCCTGACGCTAAATCATTGGTATAGCATAAAACTTTTAATATATAATAAGCTTCATCTCCCGTAGTTATTAAAGACGGAACATAAAATTGATTTTTTAATGATTGAGACAAATAACTTGTAGTTAAAAAAGACTCTAGTGTTTCGGCAATAGGACTTTCAATATCAGCATAATCAGTTCCTGAAACACGTTGATTTTCACTATTTATTACTTTGTTATAGCTGCTATAATACTCTTCATAAATTTCCATTTGAGCATTTTTTGCATACAAATTAAAATCTGAAGGAGATATATACCCATAGTTATTTTTATTTAGTATGGATAATACTGAATTTCTAACTTCGTTTATCATTTTAATTATTTTTTACAAATATACATAAAAAAAAAGCACAGAAATAAATCTGTGCTAATTTACGACCGAGGACACCCCAATCCAAAATGCTATTCTAAAATTGTATCTAACATCTTCAATGAATCAATACCTTCATCTGATTGCAAGAAGTGAGCTACCATTTCATAAGGGTCTTCCCCAAATGGAACTGAAAGCATTTTCTTCTTATTGCTTGATGTGTTAAACCAAACTTCTTTATCTCCATTGCGTAATACTAACAATTTTTCTTCAAAAAATTTACGAACTTTTGCTTGGAATTTTAGTTCCGGGTCATTTAATACGTTCAAAAATTCTTGAGGATTTGTTTTAGCAAACACTAAAATATCTCTTTTTAATTCAGCAGTTGATACTGTTGAAGGGTCTTTTCCAAACATAACTCTTGTAAGAGTTTCTATTTGGTCTAATGAAAGTTGACGAGCTTCTATTAAAGCATCTACTTCAATATTCAAGTCAGCTACTTCAGCTGAAGCGTCTTTTTCTTTATCTACTTCTTCAAAAATAATTCCATTCAAAGGATGATAATGCAAAAAAGATTGCAATACAGGATTTGTTCTTGGAACACTTAAAAATCCATCTTCAAAAATAATAGGCTCAATGATTGCGTTACCATCTTGCTCATCTTCAAAAGGAGATTTTTGATTTATAGAATATCTTAAAGCACGATTCTGATTGTTTTTTTCATCATACCACATTAAGGGAAAACGTGGATTGTTTCTTGAAGCTAACGTATAAGATAACGGGCTCCCTGTTTTTAATTTATAGACCTTGTCTACTATGTTTGTGTTCTTTGCCATTTTGATATAATTTAATATGATTTATAATTTTAAAATAAAAAAGGGGAGTACCCTTTGAAGATACTCCCCAATTTAGATTTATACTATCCGAAACGGAATAATACGAAGTTATTTGCACCAAGAGTACATACACATCTTTCAGATAAGAAGTTAACTTCCATTGCATCCAAGTCGCTAGTGGCAGCACCACCCGCAGAACCTGTAATCCAAGTTTTGTATCTTCTATCCTCAGCCTCAGATGCACGGTATCTCACGTGTAAGAAAGGACGTTTTGCATTTTTACCCATGATTTGGTCATACACTGAAGTAGAACCTGCAGGAACAAGAAGACCTGTAATTGTACCTGTTGCAGTAGCAGCAGTATTACTTAATCCACCTCTCATTGTAGGGTCATTTAGGTATTTCCAATCAGACTTGTAGAAATCATAACCTCTACGGAATCCTGTGAAACCTAAGTTTAAAGCCATATCAACATCATTGTCGAATAAACCGAAAGATGCAGATTGAGCCGTACCACCTGAAGTATATCCGTTTAATGTAGCTAACATATTGTCGATGTCAAAAGACAATCCACGGTTAACAAACACAACGTTTTCTTCAATAGCTCCTTGTTTGTCCAAACGAGAAACAATAGTATCCCAATCTCCTAATGTAGTTGGTGTACCACCACCCCATACATTTCCTCTGCTGTTTACAACATAGAAGATACCTTCAGAACCACCTTGACCATTTCCTCCAAGTACAGAAGCTGCACCTGAACCATCTTGAGCAGGAACTGCTTCAATCATAGATGTTTCAATATAGTCTTCAAAACGTAAACGAGTTTCGTGCTCTGATTTCAAGTACCACAAGTAACCTGTAGCACCATTCTCAGTAGTAACTTCAACCCATCCGATTTGAGCCATGTCAGAACCGTTAACAGCGTATTTATCTTTTAAGATAATAGGCTTGTTAGAGTAGATTTCATCTTCTGCTTCTAAAGAACCAACCATTCCGTTAGTTCCTTTTTTGAACTCAGAACCATAAATAAATACAGTACATTGAGTAGATACAGCAAATGCTTGTCCTGCTGCTTCGTAGTAAGCTACTGTAAAAGTAGTTGCTGAAGGAACCGCAGTAACGATTGCTTTGTTGTAAATTCCTGATGCATTGTTTTGAATCATTACAGTTTGACCTACTCTGATTGCAATATAAGTAACACCTGAATCAGCTACAGTAAAAGTAGCAGTATTTGCTGCTGCTGCTGCTGCTGAAGTACAGTTTGTGTACTTAATATGAAGACGACCTTGTTCTGCCCATTTGATTTGGTCAGAGTTAGAAGGCATCTCAGCACCTACCATTCTCAAGAATGATGCGATGGTTCTATTACCATATCTTTCAAATTCTTTTTCGTAAGTATCAGGAAGATACTGATTCAAAAAGTTGAAATTAGTAATATAATTTGTCTGTAAAGCTACTTGCTCCGCTGCCGGTTGTAATGCGTAAGTAGGATTGTTTAATAAAGCACTTGCCATTTTAATTGATTTTAAATTTTACACTCTTTTTGCGCTGCGAATTTTTAAATTTCTACCCGAATCAGGATTCATCGCTTTTACCTGCATTCCATCCTTAGTTTTTCCTACTTCAGGAATTGATTGAGATGACATTTGAATATTTTTTATGCTTCTCATAGTTCCTTCTGTGGCATCTGCTTGTCCTTGTTCATAAAAGAATTTTGCAAATTTTTCAGGATTCATTGCTACTGCTAATGACTTGTGGTATCCTACTCCATCTTTAATTAAACCTTGCTCATCTAAAAACTTATTTATAAAGTTTGAAGGTGTAGATTGATTTCTTTTTAATTCAGTAGCATCCCCCGGAGAAAACGTAATTTTTTTGCCATTAACATCAAACTCAAAACCTTTGAAC